TAAACAGGTGGATACGGAACATATCAGGGCTGAAAAGCTCTCCAAACTATCTAGTTAACATAATATATATTCTATGAAAAATATATTTCTTACCTTTTTCATTTATTCTGCTACAGCACCTGCCATCTGTACAAACAACCCAAAAACGTCAAAAATACAGGCTTAAAATGTCAACGCTTGGAGAATTTCTCGTTATATAGTCTCATCTGCTTTTCATAGTACCCTATGACTTTCCGATAGTATTCAGCTCTTTCTCTAACGATTGCACACGTTTTTGCTGCGTCCTTCAGCTCTTGAGTATCAACCAGCACATACCCGTCAGAATCTGCTTTCTTTGGTGATGATATTTTCGTCCGTTTTGGCAGCGGCTTTGTCGAAACCGTTTTGAACCTCACCGTTGGGCAGTAGCATTGACTTTTCTGGGCACAACCGTTAAAAATAAAGATCATCCCCAAGGTCAACAGTAATGTTTTCATCCTTTTCCTCCTCTCTCGGCTCCATACATGCCACCTGAGCATTGAATATTGCCAAATCAGCATCTTGTTTGACTTTCTTGATTTCCTGCTCCAATCTAACTATGGTGTCATTCTTGGTCTGTATTTCGTGTAAAAGTGAAAAATATTTCCACGCGATAGGAATAGCTATGGCTGCCATAGCGATGGCGCCCTTGAGCCATTTTGATGACAGCAGGATGGATACGACGCTACTGAGCATGATCGCCGTCCCCCAACATTTTGTCTATTGCATTTCTGATTGCTTTTAGGATCTTTGACAATACGTCATATTCCGGGATCTCCTTTTTGGTCCTAATCGTATAAATGTTCCCAATCACGCTATAGAGTTCCGAGAGAATGAGTGCGTCAATAACCATATATAAAAGAGGCGTGATATCCATATGAACAGCCTTTGCCGTGACCGCCAGTGCTAGCGGGATCAGTAGCAACACACCCTTCGACACAACTCCATTCGCAAGCCTCCAGCTTTCAGGCTTGTTGCCCATGGCAATGGTTTTCCCCAACCCAGTCAATAAATCCAGCCCCAGCATAATTGCGAATAACACAATGACTTCGCTGTTGAGGTTGAGATACTGCATAACCCACACAAATGGGATGTATGCAACATTGATCAGATATGCCTTGATAGTTACTGCCGTCTCCGTCACAAAATGTCCTTTATTATTGAGTGAACGAAACATGTTTTTTATACCCTCCACCTTCACCTCCTTCGATCTCATGTCGAACTTCTCGAATTTGTAGATCCTCCACAACTCCTCTTTCGAACAAATTGAGAGTCAGCAGAGCCCCGGCAATCACCTGTGCGGTTGTGACGGTACAGGTTCCGCGTATTTTCCCCGCGTTCGAGCGTTCCATCTCCGCTTTGGCTCTTTTTTTCGCTTCCGCTTCCATTTTGAAGTGCCCCTCCACTACCAGCTTGGGCTCCCCCTCCCCCACTTTCACCGTCTTTAATGTGTTCGTGCCAATATCGTGATACTTCGCCTCGGCAGATTTGTAATCCGTTTTGGCCATGTGTTCCAGTTCCAGCTCTGCTGTTTGCGTGAGATCCAGATAGACTTTCGGGAGTTTGTCTTTGTGCTCGGAGAGGCTTTTCGCCCGAAAAACGATCGTGTCGTTTTTGATACCAAATGATGCGTTGTTCTCTTTCGCCAACCGCCGCAAAAACTCCAGATCGCTTTCGTGGGTTTGGGCTTTGTAGGGATAGGCTACATCATCCAGGTCGTTTCGGACCCCCAGACCATATCGCCCACCGATCTCTTCCAGTATTTTTGTTAGAGTCATGTGTTCGTAGCTGTGGGTACGTTTCTCTTTGATCCCGCCGGTCAGATCGACGGGAGTCAGACGATATTCGATCTCTTTTTGTTCGAATCGTTCTCTCCAGCCTGCGACATAAAACGTCCCGATATAGGTCAAAAACGGCCCAAATCCAATCCACATCTTCATTTTTTCCCCATATCCTGGGGCGGAGATCATGGATGAAAATGTCAGCGTCAGTCCGTCCATTTCATCATCGATCGTATCGACATATTCGACGCGGGATAGCTTGCCGGTCAACAGAGGGGGCACGGCGATGGCGACGGGGTAGACCACATTTACCATAGAGAGATCCCCTCCTCTTCCGGCTTTTCGTCCTCTATGTTAGGGGGCAGCAGTGTGACGACATCACCGGCATCGAGATGATCTTTGGCACATAAGTGCATATTGAGTTCGCAAAACTCATAATACCGCCCATCATCGAGCCCGTGCTCCCGATAGTAGATCTGTTCCAGCCGCTCCGAGTCTTTTGCGATTACAACAGCCATGACAAGAGCCCTCCATCCACGCGAATCAGCCGGATCTGAAACGACACCTTCAGCGGTGCACCGTTGGCCAATATCAGATCCTGATCCTCCTCGATCTCTTTGACGATATACATCCCGTAGAAACGCCCTTCCCCGCTGTAGAGCGGATAGGGTAGCTTCATTTGCGCCATCAACCGCAGGGACGAGAGCGGATCGGTGCCCCCCTCTACCGCATTGACGACTCCGGAGAGCGTCACCTCCTCTTCCCTGCCGCCGATAGCGTGATATTCTGGAGGAGCATGGATCCGGTCGACTTTGGCGTATGTATAGCTGCTGCGCCGCTGGAGAGTGGAGAACTGACGCTGATTCGCCTCAAACGCGAAAAACCCAAGCATCGCCATCATGAGAGCACGCTCCGATCCCGCTTGTCTCTCTGATGAGCTGCCAACCGGCGCATCACCATGTCTGCAACCTGCTTCGGATCGGTGACTCCGGTGACACTGACATGAATATCTCCTTCATGGATTGTGATACTTTTGGGCTCTGTTGACGCCCGTCGTTGTATCGGAGCAGTGACGCTAGGGAACGTGGTGGTAGACGCTGAAGGCCCCCATGAGCCTCCTCCATTGCTGCTACCGGTCGTTTTTTCTCGTTTTGCCCCGGCATCGCTTTTGTCCGCAAACGGATTAAGATTTTTTTGCCCAGTCGATAAACGCCTGAAACTTTCCTCTGATCGAAGCGATTTTTTCATTGAGCCAATTCAGCGCGCCGTCCCAAAGTCCCGATAGAACTGTCAGCGGATCCCAGCTCAGGATTCCTTTGATTTCCGTCCAGACACCTGAGATGATCCCTTTCCATCCGCGTACGGTAGTCTCAAAGACCCATTTTGTTCCTTCCCAGAGTCCGCTCAATACCGTACTGGGGTCGAAAGCGATCTCTCCACGGATGACTCCCATTCCGGTTTTCACCAGGGCGGCAACCGTCTATCGACATTTTCACGATATCCTTGACGCCGCCCCACGCCGCTGCCAGTGTCCCATCCGGTACCCAGGAAAACAGTTTTTTAAAAATATGGACACCCCACTCTGCAATCTTTTCCCACCCCCGGACGCTTGCAGAAAGAATGTCGATCACTCCCCGGAGCATTTCTCCGAAAACTCTGCCTGCGTTGCGGCCCTTATCAAACATACGTGGGATTCCATCACCGCGTCCGACAAATTTCTCCAGCCACCTGGTCAGATCAGCGACCTTCTCTTTTGCCCAGTCAAATACTCGAACCAGTGGTACAAATTTCTCACTCATATCCGGTAGTGCATTTGATATTTGACGATACCCTTCTACAAATCCTTTTCTCAGCGCATTCCAACTCTTAGAGACTTGATTCCAGTGTTTGTAGATCGTCACACCGGCAACAGCCAATGCCCCAAAAATAGCAACGACTGGGGCTCCGATAGCCAGCAGACCGCCCATACTGATCCCCAGCGTTCCCATCCCAAAGGAAAGAGCCGCCACCCCTACTCCGACCGTCCCAAGCACGGTGGCCAACGCAGCAAAGGCGGTGACGCCGGTTGCGATTTTGGTCGCCAGCTCACCGTGGCGGCTCATCCACTGCTGTGCAACTTTGACGAGATAGCCGAATTTTTTTGCCACCCAGCCGACAGCCGGGGCCAAGGCCTTGCCAAACATATAGGCCAGATTGGCCCCCTGCTGTCGCAGCAGGACCATCTCCTGACCGTAGTTGCGAGCCTGGGCCATCTGCTCCGTGTAGCCGATCCCTTTCTCCTGGGCCGCCTTGAGTTTGGCTTCCGCCTCCCGGAGTTTGTCGATCTTCGGGATCAGCGCCGTGATGATCTTGACCGCTTCGTCGCTGCCGAAATACTTCTTGAGCAGGCCGATTTCGTTGGCATCCAGGTCGCCGAACTTGCGCCGGATCTTCTCCAGGATCTCCACCATCGGAAGCATCTTGCCGTTGGCGTCGGTGAAGCGCATTCCCAGCTTTTTTTGTGCGTTCAGCGCCCCCATCAGAAACGCCTTGTAGCTCGTCCCGGCCTCCGATGCGGAGTCGAACGCGTCTTTGGCCGTGCCGATGATCGCATACTCCTGAGCCAGCGACACCCCCATGGATTTCGCCATGGCGCCGACGTTGCTCATGCCCCGGGCCAGATCATCCCCGTCGGTGCGAAACTGCTGCACAGCGGCGGAGAAGGTCGCGGAGAACTTCTGGCCAAACTCCATGTCGCTGCCGAACTCGTCTCGGAAGATCCCGTAGCCCAGGGCGAATGCCTTCCCCATCGTCTCAGCGCTTGCTTTAGTCGCCTTGGCCGTCAGCAATGAGTATTTGGTCATCTGGGCGACCCCCTCCTCCGTCAGGGAAGAGATTCCGGACTTGATATCGTATGCCGCCCCCTCAAAGGCGGCTCTGGTATAGCCGCTGTATCGATTTGAAAACTCCATCGCCGCCGCATCGACGATGCGGATCGCTCTCTCTGATAGCCCCAGAGACATCAGATCACCCTGCTTTTGCGCAACGTCAGCAAATGTCTCATAGTAGGATCCGATCTTTGCGCTCAGCTTGTTTCCCAGAGCAACGGAGGCCGTGGAGGCTGCGGAGAGTCTGGCCGTAAAGCGAGCAAACCCTTTTTCCGCCTTAGCCAGCTTGGGGGTAAACATATCCGCCAGCGTGATGGCGATGCCGAGTCCTACCGTCGTACTCATTTTTTACCCTTCCTTTTTTTGTTCCGCAATATCCACAAAAAACAGCCAATCCTCAAACGGCATTTCCCGCTGATCCAGATAGCCAAATCCAACCGTCACCGAAACGGATGCCATCGCCAAGAGCAATGTTTCCCGCTCCGGGATCAGCCGTTTGGGACCAGCGGCCTGAAACACTCCATCAATGAGTCGAATTCATCCAGTTCCAGATCACGGAGGGCATTGTAGGGGATCCCTGCCACGACGGAAATAACCGCCGTGCCGTACCCGATGGGGTTTGTCGGACTGCACAGATCCGCCGCATCTATGATCTGCCCGGCGGTGGGCTTGGGGTACTCCTTTTCTCCTTCGAGCACCACCCCGCCGACCTCATAGCGCTTGTCAAACTTGATCGTTACTTTCTTCGCCATACTTCTTCCTTCTCTTTAGAGGTTCGCTCTGGTATCTGCCATCAGATCGACACCCTCGATGACGCAGATGATCTGTTTCGCGTCGATTTCGATTCTTTTTGATCCGTTGACAGCGTAGGTGTAGACATCCAGATTGAGCTCAAATTCTGTCTCCATCTTCTCCCCGGTTTTTTGCGTCGGAGGCGTGTACTTTTTGACCCGGCCGCCCAGAACCACTTCGATGCCGTCATGCCGGGCCGAGACAGTGTCGTTGCGCACCAGAAAGCGCGTCTGCTCGCCCGGACCGATCGCCATCGACGCCAAGGCCCCGTCTGAGGGGCCGGAGATCTTCAGCGTCGCGCTCATGGTCTCCAGATAGGGGACGGGAGTTTCTCGCTTGATGCCGGCGCCGCTTTCGACGGTCGCCCAGCTCAGATCAGGCAGTTTGACCTCTTCAACCGTTCCGATCCAGCGATTGTCGCCAAAATAGACCGCCATCCCGATCAGGGTGCGGGCTTCCCGGATATCCACCATCACTCACCTCCGTTGATGTAATTGATCAGCACATCACTGTACTGGTCGGTATAGACAAACTCGATCTCCAGATCGCGCACCAGCGGCATATTTTCCCAAACGACACGCATATAGAAGCGTCCGGCGGTAATCGCAGCCGGAGTGTTGCGCTCCGGGGGGAATTCGACCCGATAGCCCAGCACCACACCCGCTCCTTTGAGTTCGCGCAGGAACTGATCGACGGTCGCCTTTGCTTCGAGCAGATTGTTGGCCCGTCGGTCTCTTACCCACTTGAGCGCCTGCGTCGTCATACGCATCACCCGAGTGAAGGTCCGCACCCGCTCCAGTGGTTGCCAGACAGGATCGATATCCCGAGTCTCCCCGCCGTAAGATCTCCACCCCTCATCGGCGACGATGCTGGTGATTCCGGCGCTGCGCAAACGCTGGGCTTCGCAGTCTTGCCCTTCGGCATAGTCGATGATCCGATCGGTTCCGGAGATCCCTTTGACCACGCGGTTGGAGAAACTATCGGCAAAGCCAAACTGCCACTCCCCGTCGGTCCGGGCGATCATCGCAGCGATGGCGGCGCTGGCGGGTTGCAGCGTCACTGTGCCGGATGCTGTGTTATGCCATTTGAGGCGGGGGCCGGCTAGCAGCATATAGCGGCTGGCGAAATTCTCCGCCCACGCGATGGCGGAGCTCTCGTCCGGCGCCAGGTTGTCTACAATGGCCGTACCCATAAACCGGCTGGAGACCGCATCCATCCTGCTGGCGACATCGGTATCATAGCTGTACTCCGGTGCGGTGATCAGGTCGGGACGGTATCCGGTCTCCCCCTCGGCATAGATCAGTCGATCCACTGCATCGATGATGTCGCTTTTTACATCATCAGAGTTTCTGACGTTGTTCAAGATGATCGGCGCATGCACTCCCTGTGCTTGCATCAGCTCCAAAGCGGGCTTGAGCGTACCTACCGTCGCCGAGGCGAACTGCTCCAGAGCCAACTCTGCATTCAAGTAGAACTGAATACCGGTGTCACCCACATCACTGTCGCCTACCAAGGCGATCGGTGTTGTCGATTCGATCTGCACCGGCCGAGCCGCGTCGACGGTGATGGATCCGTAGATGCCGAAATTAGCCATTCTTGCTCCTTTTTAGTTTGATGGCAGTGTAATAGTGTGATAGAGATGGACTGCCGCGTACCACAACCGGGCCTGCCAGCGTGGCATTCCCAGCCTCCTGAGCCCGACGTAGAGCAGCTTGTCTGCTCGGTCGTATTCGTGCTGGTCACACAAGTAGTCGTGGATGATGACCGCGGGCATCCAGTCGGACTGATTCGGCGGCCAGACTGACCAGAGTAGCCTGGGGATGTTTGCCCCGTTTGTGACATACCCAGCCGGCACCCGTGTCCCAAGCCATTTCAGAGGCTCGGCCAGCCGGTAGCGATGCCCGGGCAGGGGGATCAGCAAAACGCGCGGCATACTCATCAGCTTTCCAGCACAGCAATGATCTCATCCACCGTCGTCGCCGAGGCGATCTGAGCCGATTTTTCCGCAGCCGATGCTACGGCCTCCTGCACAGCAGTCAGTGCTCTGAGCAGGAGCTCGGAGTCGGAGTAGCCGGCATCAGCCAGGGCCACAAGCGCGTCGTAGGACGCCCGCTCTTTGTCTGTCAGACCAGAGAGATCCGGACTTTGCGAAAAGATGACCTTGGCGAGCATAGCGATGGCCTTGGAGTTAGAAGCACTGATATTGACCGTCTCCCCTACCGCTTTCTTCACCGTCCGGCCCGCGATCCAGTTGATTGTGTCCATCGCGGCTACACGCAGCTCGTCAATGCTCATATTCTCGATGTTTGCATCGTTGGTATTGTAGATTCTGTTTTTTATTTTGATCATTTTTTATCCTCCTACAAGCTACAAGCTTAGATTGATGTTACATAGTGCATTAACCGGGTTTCCACTATCTGCGTCATATACAATCCCGACGATGTAGTTACGGAACACATCAATCACACTGTCTCCATTGATTGTCGCGCCAGTGTTGATCGACATTAGCACCGACCCAGAAACACAGCTGATCAGCGCAGTGTCTGTAGTTTCATATTCTGCAGCAGAAAGCCGAATCTCGCCGAGTCTACACCATACAAGCTTCGACCCGGAGCAGACTACTTTTTCTGTTGGGATCAAAACGCCGTGCTCAAGTATCCAAATTCCACTTTTTTTGTCACCTCCACCATCCACAATGATCGGTGACGCGGAATATATTGATCCGCCTCTGCTGATTACAACCGCTGGGGATTCGTCACTCGGTCGCAAAATTACGTGAGCGGATGGTGTGTCAGCGTCCGGCACCCACGCGACACGTCTATTATCAATCGACATTTTCGATTCTTCAGCGTCTATGACAACATCGCCCAAATGAATCAACCGAACCGTCGCACCAAACGGAGTTGAGTTCAACGCCGCAGACATTGTTTTTTTTGGGGTTGCGGTGGATCTACCATCGTTTCCATCATCGCCACTTATTGGGTCAACGTATACTGAGATAGACATCTCTTTTTTTAGCGAGGCACTCACATCTCCAACAAATTTCGCGAGGTTCGGGATCGTCCTCTTAATCAAACTCCCGTCTGTCGCGACATTTGAAAACGTCACATCCCCAGCGGGATCTCCCAGAAAGTGCTGTAGAAACTCTCCCTGGTTGTCCGCATTTTCAATCACCCTCAACAGGTTTTGATTGATTTCCTCATAGTTTACGCCCATGCTTGCTCCTTTATGTGGTTTGGATCGTTCGAGTTTTTTGTGACATGTCCAGGATCATATTCCCAAGTACAGCCGTCGCGTTTAGACTCTCTGCCCTGGATGCGTCAAAGTCGGATCTCTCTACTTTTTTCTCCAGCGCCGCAACGGTCTGCGCTTGATCCGACCGATGCGCCTTCCACAGGGCATCTACCCGCTCTCCCAGTGCTCGTACCGACTGTGATACTTTGAGAAAAATGTTGCCCAGAACCGCTGCGGTATTGTTTGTTCTGAGGTCTTGTTCCTCTTCTTGATGCGGGAGATACTCCAGCGTCATCAGTTCGCTCAGCTCGGAAAACTCCACCTGCATCTTCAGCGTCTGCCTCAACCCGGGCGGCATCGGGTATGACGGTTTCGCGATGGCGAACAGGGTGCCGTCTTCGAGGAAAAGCGCGGCGCTACGCAGGTAGTCATGCGCCGCTGTCGGATCGATATCGATCGTGAATTCCACGGCATCATCGCTGATCAGTTTGACGCCGCTGATCTCGGCGGTTCTCCACCCGTCCAGATCGGTCATAGTAGGATCCAGCGTGATATCATCTGCTGAGACCCTATAGGTTTTGGGGACGATCCGTTGTCCGCTTGCGGCTCGCGACAGTGCGTTGCGGCCATCGGCGGTGATGACCAGCCCTCCCACCGTTGATATTGTGCTCATGCTACCTCCTCATAATTGCGTACGATGGCGGTTACCTCCGCGATAGCTCCAGCGGAGGTTGACACGACCGTCGTACCCACATATTCGTACCCCTCCACCATTCCCACTACCGCTGATACTTCCGCCACGGTACCGGCCGATGTCGGCACCCGTGTACCGACCATGTACCCCAGCCGAATATCATCCAATACTGATCGTACGTTTTTATACGCTGCGGCGACACGCCTTACCCGCCGCACGAGACGAGGCGTGATTTCACGACGTACTGCAGAGAGATCAATTCGAAAATGATATGGTCCACCGCCATATTTGTCCCACTCCACTATTTCTGCACGGAGACGAAATGTGTGGTAGGCGTAGCGCAGAGCCGCAGGAGTTCCGGAGATTCGCTTGAGCTGAACGGTCGACATACAAAGCGACCTTTTGTCTGCCTCTTCCATCCCATCCGACCAATAATCAGTACTATACTCACGCGCCAATACGCCAAGCATTTCCGATTCACATCGCATTGGATCCCTGCTTCTACCCATAGCATCGACAGACGGCCTTAGATATCTGTCGAATATTTCTGACGCCAGGATACTGAGTCTGTGTTCTTTCTCGGTGTAGTGCGCCGGGAGCGAGCTTTTATGCGCCATAGCTCAGCTCCACATTGCGTAGCCTGGCGACATGGTCGCGCTCCGGAATTTGTGCGGATTCGGGAGAGACCAATGTTAGATCCTCCACCCCGTCGACAAACAGAGCGTCAATAATTTTTGCCAGGGAGACCGGCTCTTCGATCTTGGTGTTTCCCAGCCGCCGCAGGATGTTTTCTCTGGCAGCCACGATTACTTCAGTGGCGTCATACCCTTCGGCAATCATCAGTGTCGCCTGCACATCATATGGATCGATAACGGCCCGGCGGATCTCCACCTTGTCTGTCAGGGGCCGTACGTCGTCCGCCGTGGTGTTCTCTTCTATTCTGCGCACCAGCTCATCGTCCCACTCGTCGCTATCAACGACGATCTGCACCCGGCTGTCGATCTCGTAGACCGACACGTCCCGGATCCGACTGTCTGCGTCCAAGGTATGTTTGATATAGGCTTTGGTCGGACCAGCCCCGCTGAGCGTATCCAGGCTTAGGCGAATCCGCTCTCTCAGATCATCGTCTGACTCCTGCTCTCTGCCGCTGTGGTACGCTTCAAGTTGCTTGACGATCACAAGCCAGGGCAGTGTCGTCAGCACTGTTTCCGTTTTTATATCGCTTGAGGCGGTGTAGAGATCCAGCACCGCCGTGGTTTCTACGGTGATCTCACCCGCCGGAATGATCACTGCCTCTGTGATTCTGGCGGTATGGCCGTTCTCATCTCCCAGCAGTATCCCGGCCGGCAGTGTGATGGGATAGCTCTTTGCTTCTGAGATCGACACCGAAACCCTCGCCCAGGGCTTCGTTCCTTCCAGCCGCGTCACTCCGAAAAATTCCGCGCACCAGTCCAGCCCATCCCCGCTCGCCGTCTGCCACCAGTTCTGCTTCCAGTTGGCGTTGGCTTCCGCCCTGAGGCGGATCTCCTTTTCGGCGAAATCCTCGATCACCGGCATATAGTAGTCGCTTTCGTTCTCAAGCACGCCCGGGAAAAGCTCTTCAAACAGCGCCTTATTTCGTTCTACCACCTCTTCAAGACTCAAGGGTTCAAACGGCAGAGGGATCGTGCTCATACCTTTACCTCCAGGCTCTGAGCGTTTTTGATAGAGATGCTGGCGTGGATCTCCCCGACATCGCTCACCGACAAGATCTTGGCCTCTTCTACTTCCAGCTCAGGATCGGAACGTACGATGTCTTCATGGCAGTATTTTGTGAACAACACTCGCCACATGTCGTCGATGCGCCGATCACGCAGCAGGTAGATCCGTGACCCATACTTTGGATTTCCCGGGCGAGACCCCTGGCGTGTTTTCAGGATGCGCTCCACTCGTGTCTGTAGGGTCATCAGCACGCCCTCTCGGCACCGTCGGTGGTCGCAAAATTGCTCAGATCCCCACAGCCGTCGGTCACGTCACCGTCGGTAGAGAGCCCTGCGCCGGCGTGGAGTTGTTCGCCCACATCCACGTTTTTCGTACATCGTACGACTGGAGTATCCAGCGTGATGAACTCTGCCGCGCTGATCGTCACCCCCTCCCCCGTCACGCTAAACCTCACTCCACCGAAGTCGACGACGGCGGTTCCGCCGTCACCGCCGTCCGGCTCAGGAGAATCCTCGTGTCCGTACGTACCGACTACCAATCCGCCATCGGCGTCACCAAACGGGTTGAGGATTAGTACCTGCTGACCGTTGGTTGGGGGTACATAGGCACGTACAAAACGGTTGTTGAGTGTGTTCATCGGCAGCCAGTCGCTGACGCGGTCCCCCACTGCTACCCTGACACTCATCTGCCCCGTGTCCGCTCGTGTCTGCTGTACAGTCCCGATCTGCACCATATTCGCGATTCTACGTTCCAGTTCGGCGACACGTTGATACAGATCAGCGATGGGATCGAACATCGAGCATCCTTCAAGAACTTTTTCCGCATCATGCCCCGACTTCAATACGTGGCAAAAGATCGCCTTTGCGTCCGGCAAACGCATTGACACTCTTGCTCTGTATTTTGCGGATGGTGTGTCACTTTGGGCTTCTCCTCCTGTTGCGATATTTACGATTAGCGTTATCGTTCCGACATTGCTTCTAAGTGTCAAAGGAGACCAATGGTTCCCACTATCCAAAGCTCAATCATCGAGAAGATCGGTGAACTGGGCCAAATAAAAGTGCGCCGATATTACGGGGAGCTTGGCGATCCGGAACACCCTGTTCTCGCCAGCGGTGAGCTCCCGCTTGTGCTGGTGGATTTTGTCGGGGACGATCCAAAGGGGCTCCAGGAGACGGACCTGCAATTCAATCTTTATATATCTCATCTATCCCTTTCCAAGCATCTCGATGCGCGTGCCCAAAGACATGACGAAGCGCTGGACCTGCTCGACCGCATCGACCGGGCCATACTTTTGCTGGATCTGGACGAAGGAATTCTCCGTCTTGGCAGGCTCAAGAAAATCTACGATGCACGAAGCGAAAAGGGATATTTGAGCATCTTCATGCGGCAGGTATATGTCCGCTCACGTCGGGATTGGCAACTGGACCGCCTGGATAGTATCGCCACAATCTAACAAAAGGAGGAATATGAAAAGAGTCTATGCACTCAAAGTACCCAAAAAGCCGAAAGAGTGGGTCAGGATCGGCACGCCCGGGCGGTGGAGAGGCCATAGCTCAGGGGAATTTGAACTCTCGGAGACCGACTTCAAGCAAATGGTGATCAACTATGAACGTCTGGGGCTGGATATCGTAGTCGACTATGAACACGCCACAATCTTCAACCCAGAAAAAGCCCCTGCCGCGGGGTGGATCCCGGCAGAACCCATTAGCTTGAAGGTCGAAGATGGGGATCTCTGGGCTCGGATCGAGTGGACCGAAACAGCCATGGAACACATCAAAGCCAGGGAATATCGCTATCTCTCTCCGGTCTTCGTCCCCAATACCCCGGACAGAGTCACCGGAGAAAACATCGGGTGGACTCTTCACTCGGTGGCCCTGACCAACACGCCATTCCTGGCAGAACTCGACCCCATAGCCAACCGGGAAATCAAATCCAAACCAAAGGAGAACCGCATGAACGATAAAGAGAAGATCGCTGACCTGGAGTCCCAACTCGCATCAGCCAATGAAAGGATCAAAGCCCTGGAGGCCTCGCTCCGGGATCACGAAAAAGTCGCGGCCACCGCCAAGATCGATGCCGCTATTTCCGCCGGGAAACTGGCGGAAGGCCAGAAAGAGTGGGCGCTGAACTATGCGTTGTCCGATAAAGACGGATTTGAGAAATTTCTCGAATCGCTGCCCCAGCGGCAGGACCTCTCCGGAGAACAGTTCGCAGCCAATGCCGGTACCACTGACGCCGCCATCGCCATGACCAACATCTGACAAGGAGCAACCAATGAATTTTTCACAAACCGAAGAGAAACACTACGCTGAGCCCATTGTCTCCCGAGCGCATCCCCCTGTCATCCGCAGCGTCACCCTCGCAGCGTCTGATACAGACATTCCCGCCGGCACCGTGCTGGCCGAGGGAGATTCCGGGTACGTCCCCTACGTCCCAGGGGGAGAAGCCGCTCCGGCCGGGGTGCTGACACGTACTGTAGAGGCCGCGGACTCTGAGGTGGTCGCACCTATGCTCGTGCACGGCACGGCCGTCGCGGATCGCCTCTCCCCCAACGACACCGACACGCTTGCCGCCCTGGCTTCAAAGACCATCTATGCCATCTAAAGGAGTCGATAGATGCCCCTGAGAAAAATCGTTACGGAAAAAAATGTCATCGAAGCGCTCAACGCCCTACCCCCCATCACTACTCCGGTCATGGATCGGTTCTATCCCGAAAAGATGCGTCGCCCTCACCCTCAGGCCTACATTCGCATCGACGAGGTGGCCTCCATCGTCCGTGCCGTCCCGGTGGTGATGCGTGGAGGCATCCCCGTGGATCTGGGCCAGGGACAGGGCTCCAAAAGCATTATCGAGCCCCAGCCAGTTGACGTCATGGATACCGTCAGCGGCAAAGATCTCAACGACATCAAGCAGTTCGACGGACGCAGCCAAAAGCTCTGGCTCCAAGATCGGATGGACTTCGCTCGCCGCACGATCCGGGCCACCAGCGAAGCGCTCTGTATCCAGAGTCTCTCCGGGCAGATCGCCTTCCCCCTCAAGACCGCCGACGGCTTCGACACTTATGAGATCAAGTTTGGGGACATCCTGAAGTATGACCCCGATACAAAGCTCTCTGCTGATGGCGCAGGCCTGGAAGTGCTGCAGGCGATTCTGAGAGGGATGAAGCGTGAAATCCGCCGCAATGGAGGAGGGGCAAAGATCGGCTTCTACGCCGCAGGCGATGTTTTTGACAAGATTGTCGGCCTCCTGGGCGGTGTCGCCAGCCCCAAGGTCAAGATCGAAATCGGTGACGACTATGTCCAGGTTGGATCAAGCCGTATCGAACTCCTGGACGCAGAATACTGGGATCCCAAGGAGAAGGTCTATAAGCCCGCACTGAAAGACGGTACGCTCAAGGCGGTGGACAAAGACGGGTTTGCGTTTCGCTACCTCGCCCTGGATGATGTGGACGCCGGGCTCAAGCCTCTGCCCATCTTTGCCAAACCCATCAAGCAAGATCTCCCTTCCGGATGGGTGATCAACACCATGTCCAAACCCTTGCCTCTGCCCAATGTCAAAGGCATCTGCGACGCGACGGTCCTCTAAGGTGTTGTGGGCCGCGTTTGCGGCGACACAACGACACAAATACCCTAAAAATGGGATGGCTCTCCACTGCGTTGTGGTGGTTGTGGACGTTTCGGAGATTGATATATGATGACGATTACAAATGACGATTTGATCAAAGAGATTTCCCCGGATGACCTGACCCAGCTCAGTGATCTGGAACATTCTGGAGAACTCAATCAGCAGGTAATTGACGATGCCATTGCCGACGCCCTCTCTTTTATCGAGTCGTTTATCGTCATCCCGGACGATCCTACCCCGTTGCTGCGAAAAATCGCCGTGGATCTGGCGATTCTGGAACTACGGCGCAAAAACGACCTGCTCACCGGCGAGCACAAGGAGCACCTCAAAGAGTGCGAAACCTGGCTAAGCAAAATGGCCAGAGGCTCGATGCCCACCTCATTGCCACAGCAGCAGTCCGGGACCAAGCGGGATCGATCCTTTGCATTTCGCACCTCGCGCCGGCGTATTATGCCCCCCAAGGAGCGTCGATGACCAAGGCGCAGCGCAATCGCCAGATCGCCCGGGCCCTTTATCTGTCCGGCAAAGACCTCCAGACTATCGCGGCACTGATGGGGGTGACGGAACGGACCGTCTCCAACTACCGGGCCGCCGACGCAAAGGAGGGAAACGACTGGGAGTCCGCACGCCTGGAGCGGCACATCTCCAGCCGCTCCAGAGACGGCAAAAGCCTCTATGGCGATTTTGTCGCCCATATGTATGACCAGCTCCAGGAGATCAGAGACAACCAGGAGTTAACGACCCAGCAACGCATCGACGCGATTGCCCGCCTGGGGGACAGCTTTGCCAAGATGCGGCGGATCGCCGCCGCAGAAAACCCGGAAGCCTATGCCCACGGGATCGTCAAATTGACTCTTTCGCGCCTGCTGACGCTTCTGCGGGACCGTCTGGATCGAAGCGCCCTGGAGACGATCGCCGACACGATTGCCGAGCACGCGGGAGAACTGGCTGATGTCTCTCTTTGACCGTAATGAACTCCGCGCGCTGATCGCGTCGTCGGAGAACACCCAGGATTACCCTCAGCTCCAGGCGCTCAGCCGCCGGGAAGTGCTGGCATGGATCGAGGAGTTTGCCGCCGGGATCAAGGAGCAGCTCCGCAGCGTCGACTCCCTCGATCCAGCACTCAGGGACGAGCGCGTCGAAGCCTGTAGATGCGATTTTGACCGTTTCCGCCGGACCTACTTTCCCCACTACTATACTCTCCCCGGGCGTAGCGAACTCCAGGAGGGGCTCGAAGAGATCTACGCCGCCATCGCCGCCAAGGCCCACACCGACCGTCCCGGCATCCGCCACGCGCTGGCAGCACCACGCGGCTTCGGGAAGTCCACCGATGTCAGTGTCGTTTTCCCGATCTACTGCATCGTCTACGATCTCAAACACTTCATCACCCTGATCTCCGACGCCATCGAGCTGACCGAAACCCTCATCGAGGCGATCAAAACCGAACTGGAGGCCAATCCCCGTCTCCTGGCGGATTTTCCAGAGAGCACCGGGATTGGGCCGAGTTGGAAAGTCGGGGAGATCGTCACAAACAACGGTATCAAGCTCAAAGGATTTGGCTCAGCCAAACGGATCCGAGGCCAGCGCCACGGAGTCCACCGGGTCGACCTGGTCCTCATCGACGACCTGGAAAACGACGAAAATGTCCGTTCAAGGACCCAGCGGGACAAACTAGAAGAGTGGCTCGACTCCGCCATCGAAAACCTTGGAGACGTGACGGGGACGATGGATATCATTTACATCGGTACCCTGCTCCACCGCGACAGCGTCCTGGCGCGAAAACTCAAGCTCGCTTTTTGGCGCCCACGGATTTACCGGGCGATCCTGCGCTATCCCGACCGGATGGACCTCTGGGACGAGTACGCCCGGATCTACAGGGCCGAAGGCGACGAAGCCGCCCGGCAGTTCTACGCCGACCGGAGGGAACAAATGGACGCCGGAGCCCGGCTGCTCTGGGATGCGGTGGGCCTGGAGAGCCTGATGCGCAAACGCGCCGCAAACCCCAGGGCGTTTGAGCGCGAACAACAAAACCGCCCCGGAAGCGAGGATCAGCGCTTCGACTCCGGGACCTTCACCGTCATTCCGCGCTCCCGCTGCCCGAGATTTGATCGGACGATCGCCTATACAGACTTCAAAGGCACCAGCGCCAAGGGCGCATCCCGCACAGGGGACTACTCCGTCGTCGTCGCCGGCGGAATGGTTCGGGGAGAAAACCGGCTCTATGTCTTTCTCTCCACCCGCAACCGTCATTCAGGGAAAAAGGCTGTCGACTGGCTGGCGGACCTCCAGGCACGCTACAGCTTCGATACCGTCGGCGGAGAATCCAACGGCGCATTCGCCCTCTATCTGGAGTGGTACCGTGAGCGTTGTGAGCAGCGCCATATCGACCCGGGGCAGATCCGGCTCAAAGCAATGCGCGACGCCAAGGAGGTGCGCATCGAATCCCTGGAACACCCCCTCGATGACGGACGGATCGTCTTCGTTGGTGACCACAAGGAGCTCTTTGCCGAGCTGGACGATTTCCCCGAAGCCGACTACGACGATCTCTCTGACGCCCTGGCCGGGCTCTGGAGATTGAGCAAACTGGCTAAAAAACAGAGCAAGAAGCGTACGTACTATAAAAAACGACCCAGGAGCCGCCAATGAATCTGCTGAAAAAAATATTCTCTCTCAACGCATCCAGCCGGCGTAAAGCCCTCCCGGTTATCCGTCGCAACATCGTTGCTATGGCTCAGAGCCTCCCCGTGCATGACGAGTGGCTTGATGACGAGGAGATTGCCAGGATCGACGAGGACGCTACGGTTACCTCCTCCGTCTCGATCCGTCAGAGCGCCACCCTGCGCAAAGAGCTGAAGATCCGCTGCGACGACGAAGAGCTGCGCCGACATTTTGCCAAAGCGCTGGGGCACGATTTTCTCCAAAGAGCCCTGGACATCCCGCTTCAGGGCTTTGGCGTTTTCGAGCTTGTCTGGAGCGACACGGGTGGGCGGTGGTTGCCTACCCCCATAGAGCGGGACTATCGACTTTTCTCCCTGGATGACTCTGGGACGCTGCGTTACCTGCCAGACGACATCGTCGTCAGCGATCTCAAAGCCGCCGTGGGAGTCTACCGGCCCAAATTCAACCGCCCCATGGGACGGCCCCTCTACAAGACACTTTTTTGGCTGACTCGATTCAAATACGCTTCTACGGAGTTCTGGCTGGAGTTCATGGAGAGATTCTCCTCCCCATGGGTCGTTGGATCCACCGACGGGGACAAAGATGAAATGGCAAAAAACCTCTATGCGATGCTCGCCGGTGATGTCGCCGTGGTCGAAGCCGAGGACAAAGTGGAGCTGGTCACCCCCGATCAGCGGGGCAACTTCCACGAACTCTCCAAATACGCGGACAATCAGATCCGTGAAGCGCTCCTGGGAGGCAACCTGATGGGAGAAAACACCGGAGGCTCACTGGCAGCGACCCAGGAGCACAATCGGGTACGCGAAGATATTGCCATGGCCGACGAAATGATCCTGCGATCACTGCTGGAGCAGATCCGCTCCGCCTTTATCCGGGTCAACGCCTATGCCAAAGAGCTGGAGTTTGCCCTACTCGACACCGACGATCCCAATATCGAGATCTCCGAGCGTGATCTGCGCATCCACCAGATGAGCGGCGGAACGCTTCGCCCCACCAAAGAGTACCTGGAGCGCACCTATCACATCGAGCTGGAGCCCACCGGATCCGCGCCGCGCGCCAACGTCTTGGCCTTTTCCTCCGTGCCGCCCTCGGAGGATCATATCTCCTCCCAGGTGCCTGGTCCGGACGAGCTGGCTCCGGTCGAGGAGGAGATCCTGGATGCGGTAGAAAAAGCCCTGGAAGGTGCAGGCGACTACGAAGAGGCGCTGACGGCACTGGAGCGATCTTATCCCGATTGGCCCACTGAAAAACTGCGCGACAGCCTGGCCCACTATCTGGCCAACGCCGATCTCTACGGCCGGGCCTGCGTTGAGCGCGAAAACCCCAAGGGCTAAGCGGTGAATCTGGAGTTTGACTTCCGCCTCCAGCCGGCCGAGGCGATCGAGTACCTGCGCGCCAAAGGGATCCGCCAGAGCTTCCGTTATGACGAGATGATGCATGAGGCCCACCACCGGGCCTTTACCGTCGCCGGAGTCATGCGTGACGATCTGCTCCTGGATCTGCGTGACTCGCTGATCCGGGCCAGAGAGAGCGGTATGACCTTTTCAGACTGGAAAAAGCAGATCCGCCCCACCCTCCAGCGCTACGGCTGGTGGGGGCAGACCGAGATCGTCGACCCCCGCACCGGAGAGGTACGCACCATCCACGTCGGCGCCCGACGCCTGCGGACCATCTACCACACAAATATGCGCGTCGCCAACGCCGTCGCCCGCTATCAGAAGCTCAAGGCCCTGCCCTTCTCCCGCTACTGGATGTATGTCAGCGCCCTGCTCCCGACGACCAGAGAGAGCCATCGCCGACGCCACGGCACGGTGCTGCACCGTGACGATCCCTGGTGGCGGACCAACTATCCGCCCAATGCCTGGAACTGCAAATGCACCGTCCGGGCCTACAGCGAATCGGAACTCAAACGCCGCAAGATTCCCATCACACGCACCGCGCCGGAGTCCATCGCCTCACCTGAGTGGGCCTACGATATCGGTGCCGGCTGGCGGCTGGGCAGACTGCGCAGCGTAGAGGCGCAAGGAGCCATAGAGAGCCTTCCTCTTTTTATCCCCGATCCAAAACTGGATGAAAAGGATCCCGACGCGCTCAAAAAGCTCTTTTATAGTATCCTGG